GTTTGCGCTACCAGCAATGTTTGCACCAGTAGGAGTAACTACTAGAGTGCTGTTTCCGCTTGCAGTTACTGTAACGTTTCCGTTATTAGTGATTGCCACGTTTGACGTACCGTTCGCATGTGTACCTGATAGTATGTTTGCTTGAACGATTCCTGAATTTGCAAATATGTTCGTACTAGTTGACAGATTACCCGAAAGAGTTAGACCAGTCAATGTTCCAACTGAAGTGATGTTAGGCTGAGCATTAGTTGTTACTGTACCTGCTGTAGTAGCAGTTGTTGCCGTACCGGCGTTTGCTGCATATGAAGCATTAGCTACAGTACCGCTGATGCTGGCCGCCGGTACAGAGGTCAATCCTGCACCATTACCTACAAAGGCGCCACTTATTGTTGCAATGTTACCAGTTACATTCAATGAAGTCAACGTTCCAACTGAAGTGATGTTTGGTTGAGCAGTATTTACCAGCGTACCTATGATCAAGTTACCAGTAATGTTTCCGCTAGCAGCAGAGATATTAGCAGCAGAAATTGTACCTTGAACGACCAATGCACTTAGCGTACCTAATTGAGTGATGTTACTTTGAATTGCAGTTGGAAGATTTCCTGTCAAGTTACCTGTCGGAATGCTGAACAGTCCAACACCACTACCATATATGCTGTTGAATACTGCATTGTTACCCGAAACGTTTCCGGTAGCACTTACTGCATTGGCAATAGTAAGTGTGTTTGATGTCTTATTGAAGGTCAAACCAGGCTGTGCACCAAAGCTTCCAGTATCATTGAACAATACCTGAGTATTAGATCCGGGTGCAGTTGTAAGAGTAGTGGCGTTTAACCAATTCAATCCACCTGAACCGTTTGATACAAGGAAGTATCCTGCAGTACCACCTGTTATTATGACATTGCTATTCGAACCAAGATTTGAATATCCAGCAACGTTGAGACCTGTGAGATTTCCTAGTGAAGTGATGTTTGGCTGTGCATTTGATGCAACTGAAATCTGACCAGTTATATTCGATGCTGCGAGATTGCCAACAGTTGCTCCTGTATTAGAAACGACGAATACGTTTGCTACTCCACCGACACTAATGTTAACGTTGCTATTTCCTTGTACAGAAACATTTGAATTACCATTAATAATAGAAGTACCAGCACTAACTGTAATACCAGTCAACTGAGAACCATTACCGATGAAGTAAGAAGCAGTTACATTTCCGTTACCAGTAGTGTTGATGTTTCCAGCAGCAACGTTGCCAGTTACTGCTAGTGAAGTCAACGTACCAACTGATGTAATATTTGGTTGAGCATTAGTTGTTACCGTACCGGCTGTTGTTGCTGTAGTAGCAGTTCCACTCAATGCACCAACAAATGTAGTTGCAGTAATTGATCCGTTTGCCAAATTAGCACTAATTGCAGTATTGGATGCAAGCGCATAATTGGCAGTCGTATTACCGCTCACAAATGTAGGATAATAGATTCCTGAGTTTTGAGTAGTTACCCCTGCATTAATTGCATTGGTTGCTGTAGTTGCTGCTGTAGCAGAACTAGCAGTTCCAGTCAAATTACCAACAAATGTAGTAGCAGTTATCGAGTTTGCTGCTAGATTTGCACTGATACCTGTACTAATTACGGCTGATGAGTTACCATTAGCAGATGAAGTAGTGAACGTAGGATATGCTGTAGTTGCTGCTGATGTATTTTGTAGCAAAGCCGCAGCATTTGTTGCGCTAGGTACAGTACTTACGTTAGCACCATTAATAAAGTTTAGGTTTGCACCAGAAAGACCAGCTGCAAACGTAGCTGAAGATCCAATCAGATTGTTCCAAGTACCAGACGAAATATTACCTACCGCAGTTATATTTGTCTGTGATGCAGTAGTCAGAGTACCACTCAAATAAGTAGCAGATACTAGATTTCCGCCACTGATCTGTGAACCAGTACCACTCATTACAATATTGCCATTTGCGGTCAGCGTCAACCCAGTTAATGCACCTACAGAGGTGATATTTGGCTGAGCGTTTGTTGTTACTGTACCAGCAGTGGTTGCCGAACCTGCACTTGTTGCATAAGTTGCGTTTGCTACTGTACCGGTAACTTGTGCACCTGGGATATTTGTAAGACCGGCTGCATTACCATAGAATGCACCTGTATTCGAAACAACGTTCGGCGCAGTGATGTTTCCACTTGAGTTAAGTGTAGTCAATACACCTACTGATGTGATGTTTGGCTGTGCGTTGGTAGTTACTGTGCCTGCATAAGTTGCACTGTTCGCACTTACTGCATAAGTTGCGTTAGCTACGGCACCTGTAACTTGTGAACCAGTGAGGTTGGTTATTCCAGAGCCATTACCGAACAAATTAGCAGTGACATTTGCACCTGATATATTTCCTGTTACCGCAAGAGAACTTAATGTACCAACAGATGTGATATTTGGCTGTGCGTTAGTGGTAACTGTAGCGGCTGTAGTAGCAGTTGTTGCCGAACCTGCACTTGTTGCATAAGTCGCATTTGCTACAGTACCGGTGACTTGATTAGCTGGTATATTTGTAAGACCAGCGGCATTACCATAAAATGCACCGGTATTAGAAACAACGTTAGGAGCAGTGATGTTACCGGATGAACCTAAAGATGTGAGCGTACCCACGCTTGTAATATTTGGCTGTGCATTAGTTGTTACTGTGCCTGCATAAGTTGCACTATTGGCACTTGTTGCATAAGTTGCGTTAGCTACGGTACCTGTTACAGCAGAACCAGTGAGGTTAGTCAGTCCAGAGCCATTACCGAAGTGGTTGCCAGTTAGATTTGCACCTGAAATATTACCAGTAACTGCAAGAGAACTTAATGTACCAACACTGGTAATATTTGGCTGAGCATTTGTTGTTACTGTGCCTGCATAAGTTGCACTGTTCGCACTTACTGCATAAGTTGCGTTAGCGACAGTACCGGTTACCGCAGTGCCAGTGAGGTTAGTCAGTCCAGAGCCATTACCGCTTACATTTGTGAATACACCATTAGTTGCCCCGATATTGCCGACATTAGCGTTGCCGGTTGCATTCAATGTTCCGGTGATGTTTGCTCCAGTGCCAGTAACAACAACGATATTTGCATTGCCGGCAGCAGAAATATTTACGTTACCGCTAGCAGCAGGGATGTTAACATTTGATGTACCGTTAGCGTATGCTCCGATGAAATTGCCAGCAGTAATATTTCCAGTACCAGTTATTTGACCAGTACCGAATCCTAAGTTGCCGACATTGGCATTGGAAGTTACACCAAGATTGCCGACATTGGCATTTCCAGTACCAGTGTTGAGGGTACCGGCTACGTTGACACCTGTTCCAGTTACTGTTACCACGTTAGCAGTTCCAGCAGCACTTACAGTTACGTTGCCATTCACGGCATTAATATTGACGTTAGACGTTCCGTTAGAAAGAGCACCAGTAAAGTAGTTTGCCTTGACAAGGTTCGCACCACTCAACTGCGAACCTGTGCCACTCATTGTGATGTTTCCGTTAGTAGTGAATGTAATCTGAGTAAATGAGTTGCTTACGGATGTAATGTTTGGTTGTGCAGCAGTGGTTAATGTACCAGTGAAATAGTTTGCAGTTACCGCATTCCCTAAATTGGCATTTCCGCTAGTAATGTTGCCTGTACCAGTATTCAATGTGCCTGATACGTTTACACCTGTGCTAGTAACAAGTAGAACATTAGCTGTGCCTGCTACTGAAACACCCACATTGCCATTTACTGCATTGATGTTTACGTTTGATGTACCATTAGCAATATTAGGTCCGGTTACAGCAATAACGCCAGTCAAGCCGGCACCATTACCAGTGAAGTAATTAGCAGTGACGTTGCCGGTCACGTTAGCTGAATTACCAACAAGAACGTTTGCAGTAAGATTTCCACTGAGTGCGTTGACGTTGCCAGCAGTCAAATTGCCTGTAACGGATGCGGCAGTGAATACACCATTAGTAGCTCCCAAGTTACCAACGTTGGCATTACCAGTAACTGATAGCTTACCACTTGTTACAAGATTTCCACCCGTGACATTTCCGCTGACTGAAACTGAATTACCAGTTAGGATATTGGCTGATACATTTCCTGTATTAGCATTTACATTACCTGATACGGTAATGTTGGTTACATTGATGATGTTTGCTGGCAAATCGATGAAAAGAATCTGTGAGGCTTCAGTAAGTGAAGCATACTGTGTGCCATTAGAATTGATACCGATACTCAGGGTACTGGTCTGAACCTGAACATTTGAAATGTTTGCGTTGACGATCACATTTCCAGTTGTCGAGTTAACTGTAATCCCTGTGCCGGGATTTACAGACAAAACCGCCTGTGCTTGTGCACCAGAATAAAGTTCAGTGAAGTTGTTTTGAACTTTCTGGAAAGCAGTTCTGATTGCGTCTGCGCTTGGATCGTCTGGAAATGTTCCGAAGTCGATATTCTGTTGGCTCATCCGTTATTGTACCTTATATACGTGATACTGTATTTATCATTTTGGTACAGGTGTACTGCCCAAAAAAATAGCCGAGAATGACTCGGCTACTTTTTATTACAAGTATTATGTGGTAGTTACTTTCTAATACCTGCTAATGCTTTCCAATCAGAGATTGATTCATTTACATCTTTTGTGTTTAGATGTGAATGCATACGATCATCTTGACCTGCAATTACTGGAGCAGTAGTCTGTCCAGTTGACTTAGGCTTGTTCAATCCACCAGAGATTACCTTAGTCATGAACTCAATGTCTGCTTCCCAATCTTCTTCATTATTTCTGCGAGAATTGTTTGCCCATTCGTTGAGACTTTCTTCAACTTCTTCGTCGTCGCATTTGCATGGACTTTTATGACATTCAGGGCATTCATCTTCGTCGTAGTATGGGCCGCTCTTTTTGCGCTTGAAATGCTCATCCCAACCTTTTTGAGTATCTGGGTGAACTGCTTCATCTACCTCTTCATCTTCTTGTGGGCCATTTTCTTCGTGTTGTGAAGCATCATAAGCAGCAGCCGCTGTATTTGCTGCGTTGTTGCCCTTTGTTGCATTTTGTGAGTTAGCTGCACCACTGTCTGAAGGATTCTGTGGCATTGCAGGATTTTGTCCTGGCTCTTCTTGATCGTCGTCTTCAGCTACGTTGTAAGTCATCTGATCTTCTGATTCTACTTCGTCCAGCTTGCCTTCTTCACATTCACATTCTGATTCTGGCATACCGCAGTTTTCGCATGATGCTTCATCACCTTCGCCGGCATCGTCACCGTCATGCTGAATACCTGAAAGCTTCTTCATTAGGCCAAGCATACCGTCATTGTCATCTACAACTTCGATGTCACCTGGAGTGTTTTCTTCACTTGAAGGAGCCTGAATGCTGAATCCTCTTGGTTCAGAATGTAGTTCTTCATGACCACCTTCACCACCGAAAATACCCAAACCAGCTTGACGTACTAGAGCAAGTACCTGGTCTGCTTCCGAATCAGTTGCACTGATGTTTACTGAGTCAGGAGCGCCTTGCTGTCCCTTAGAAACAGAAACAGTCAATCCTTCAGTTAGTGCCTTTTTACCAGTAGCTTTACTTTCGTTAATTTGCTTACCTTCATTGATGAGATTTTCAAGTTGACGATTCCATGATTCAAAAGCATAATCATTTTCATCAAGAGTTGAATCATAGCTTGAAGTATCAGTGAAAGTTTTGCCACCTACCTTGAATTTTCCACCATGAGGAGTTCTTGCAAGGGCGCCAGTGAATGCATTACCTTCATCCATGTCGTCATACATTTCGTCAAGTGTACCAGTATAAGGATCACGAGCAGCTTGATCAGCCATGCCATGTGTAGTTGCTGGCATGTGAGGAGTTGCCATGCCGTAGCATTCGTCCATCATTCCCATACCGTAGCATTCATCAAGACCTTCTTTGTAGCCATCGTGATATGCTCTGCACTCTTCCATGTCGTCATAGTTCTTACCACAGTGCGGGTGGCCCTTAAGACCGTGTGCTTTACCCTCGAGGCGGGCGGCCTGAATGCGATTGTTCATATTTTCTTTAACTGCCTTTTTCTTTTTGTCAGAAGCTGCCTTCTTCATTGATTCCTTTTTGTTGCCATCGTTGTCTAAATCTAGAAAGTCTGGCTTTGCTTTTTTACTCTCTAGAGTAGTTGGGCTACGACCTGCACCCAATGCTGCACCGTAAGTGTCAATACCTGATGCTGAAGGAATGTCGCCTTCCTTGACGCCCTTCTTCCAGCCGCTCTTTGCACGAATAGCAAAGTTCAGTTCCTGTTGCTTAGTATATTCAGGTGAACCCTTCTTGTGAGGACCCGATTTGTGAAGTGCTGCAAGTTGCTTTTCTAGTTCAGCCTTAGTCTTACCCTTGAACATGCCCTTCTTGGCAGGATTCAATTCAGTATCACCGCCCCATTTTTCGTCAAGCTGTTCTTCTTCTAGCTTACCTTGCTTTGCCAGCTTAGCACGAACTGCACCAGCTACACGCTCGCCTGCTTCTTTAGAACCATAACGCTTACCAGCAGACTTTGCAATCTTAGCAAAGTTCTTACCTGGCTTGCCCTCATCTCTTTCAGCAATTTGATCTTCGGCATCTTGTGCTTGCTGAGCTTGTGAAGCACTTGTTTGAATAGTACCTCCACCCTGATTAGGTGATTGATTTGGCTGTGTTGACTGACCCGATTGATTTGGCTGAGTAGGAACAACAATCTCTGCCTTATTCTGTCCTGCTAGATTACCCAATGCCTGCTGCAATGCTTGACCTGCAGGTGAATTGTCATCGATATTCAGGAAGCCTGCGCCTGTTGTTTGATTAGAACCAACTTTGCTGATTACTGGAAGTGGCTTCTGACCAGGTGCAAGTGTTTCATTTACTTGCTTGAACACATCCTTAAGTGATGGTTTAGCTGAAACATTTTTAGTTGGCGCACTTTCGTTAAGTACTTTCTTTTTTGGAGCAGCTTTCGGGGCAGATGCCTCCAACTGGCTCATTTTGCTCAATAAGTCTTTCATATCTTATCCTCTATGTGCGCCAGTTTGTGGCTTAGCTGGTCTAGTGATAGTTGACATCGGGCTGTGAACGCCACGTGGGTCATTATCCAAGAATGGCTTGAATGGATCGAATGCATCTGGTGTTTTCTTACCATCGAATGGATATTCGATTTTGTCGTCTTTCGACTGTTCTTTGATGCTATCAAGATAAGAATTGCCATATGCTTTAGCAGCAGCCTTAGCATTTGATTCTTCTTCCATTTCTTCGTGAGTGAGAACAGGGCTATGCTTCATCTGATTAGCATATTCATCCATTTCATCGTTGATGCTGTCATCATATGAAGTTTTAACGACACGAACCAAGTTTACATTGTAACCGAGAAGTTGTGCAATTTGCTGAATCATAGGTTCAGTTGCAGGATATCTGAATACTGCTTTGATGATAGACACCGATTCGTTTTCTAGATTAGGAAATCCGTATGGGTCTTTTTGAATTGGAGTTGACTTTGGCTCCGAAATTTCGATAGGATCGAACTTCTTCAGATTGAATCTGAACATATCAAGGAAGTTCTTATCGACGTTGCCGGCGATTTTAATGGTGTAGGCGTAAGTTCTGACACTTTCGGCGATGAAATGTTTAAGACTTTTCATAGGAATCCTTGCAATAGCTTTATAATTTATTTATCACTGATCGTCATTTTTATTGTTCAGCAACTTTAGCAGTTCGTTGCGATCCAATGACTGACCTTCTCCTAATGGAGTGGCTTCAATTTGTTCGTTTTTGGCTTGAGTTTTTTGATCAAGCTGAGCTTTCTTTAGCTGCAAGTCGAGCATTTTTAACTTTTTGTTAATCTTTGCGGTCTTAGCAGTGATGGCATGTCCAAGAAAACTACTTGCTGCATTGAAGATTTCGGAACTGAATCTACTTTCAACTTGCATACCCAGATCAACTAGGTCTTTGTAGCTGTTTTTGGCTAGTTCTGCCAGTTCATCCATCTCTTCGTCGGCTGCTTCTAGGCCCTTAACCTGAGGTAATGCATTCTCGATCTTTTCGAGATTGTTTACCGCTTCGGTTGTGATTTCTTTTGCGTTTTCGATAATAGGCTGCGAAAGTTCATTGACTTCGTTGCTTCCTAATTCGAAAAGTTCTTCTAATTTGCGTGTCATACAAGTATTTAGTTACTTGCGCCCATTATGGAACAAATCGTCTTCCGTTATTACTCTAAAGACAAGGCCCTGTGATTTGCAGTAAGCCGAACATGCCGCCCATTTAGCATGATTGATTGCAACTACCATTCTATCTTTGGCGCTTGCAACTTTACTTTCGATGATGCTCTGTTTCTTTGGTTTGATTTCAACTACTTCAGCTATTGTTTTTCCATGCTTGTTTTTATAAACAACGAAGAAATCTGGAATGTAGTTGGTTGGCTTTCCAGTAAATGGATGCTTATACTTGATAGTCATTGACTCGCTTGCCCAGTGAAGTACATTATCATTGGTGTCACAGAATGTCATGAACGTTAGTTCCCATCCTGATCTATACCTAGGGGCATGTTTGCCTATATACTTTTGAGGATTCTTTGGAGTAAAAATTCCCTGGGCAAACTTAGCCATGTCACTGTACTACGTTTCGTTGTACTGCCTGATTGGGATTGGGAACGTTGCTTATACCATACATAGATGCTTTAGACTTAAACGTGTTCAGGTAGTAACAAATCAATGAGTTCATCTGCAAAGTATTTTTTGCACCCTTGATGATTTGCAATAATTCTATGACATTGTAGCCGCCTTGCTGAGCAATATTGAAAAGAATAGCAGCGTAGTTCCCGGCAATTGTTTGATTGCCACATACTCCATAGAAATACGAGTATACTGCATCGTAATCAGATGCGTTTACTACAGACTTCATGCTGTAAAAGCTGTCGTAGATTAATACTGTTTGGTCGAGATTGCGTGTTATAGTAGCCATACTAGTATTTATTCTTGAAAAATATTAGAACTTAAACCAATGTTGTTGGCGGCAACAAATCATTATCACCCAAATCAGGTGCTTGCGGCAAATCACCAGTATCATCTGTGATGTTACCGATATACTGCTGACCAGGCAATTCGTTGTATTCATTAATAAGCGATTGCTGATTTACTGCTACATCTTGTCCTAGAGTTGACTGATATGCATATGGACCAGTTGCCAAATCCATCGGAGCAGGGGATATTGAAATACCATCAGACGATGCGTAAGTTGCCGCTTGAGCCTCATAAGTAGGATCACTGTATGTTATGACGTTTGGCGCAAACGGATTAGTTATAATCTGCTGATTTAGAGTAGGATCCTGACCAATACCAATACCTGTACTGATAGCCATTGCATCATAGATGTGTCCACCCGGGTCAGTAGTAACTCCGTCTAGATTAACTGAAGGCGGAGAAGAAAGTGCACCAATGACAGGAGTATTTGCCAATCCAATTGGGCCGGGTGATGCTTGTGCATTTGGAATATAGAATGGTGTATTTCTATTAGTCGGAGCATTGTTTTCAGCTTGAGCATACAGAGCATTCAATGCGCCACCATATGAATTATCACCAGTAGTATTAAATCCATTATACGCTGCATTCTGTGCTTGTGTGGCTGCAACCTGATCAGAAAAGTCGTTAGGTGAATTTACAAATCCACCAGATGCATCTACAAGGCCGCCTTGACCCAGTGCATACTTGTTACCACCTGCTGCCATAATAGGACTTGGAGTGGTATCATAATTCGAAGGATCACCGAAGCCTTTGACGATTTCGCCCGGTGATTGACCATCTAAGCTACCATAGTTATAGGTAACAGTTTCGTAGTCAATAGTCATTCTATTTGACATAGTGCCGCCGCCTTCAGCATAATTGTAAGTATCATGACTGAAAGAAGTGATGATCGGGTTTACGAAAGTGTAAGCAGTATATCTATGCTGGCTTAATCCAAACACCGTGATACTGTTAAAGAACGGTTGCTTCTTTCCGGATGCAGCATCATCTTGACCTCCAGAAAAGCCCCACATACTCTGCTGAGCAAAGGTTTCTGATGGTGAATATGCTGTTCTAGCATTCGTGTTTACCGTACTGTTACTAGTTCCTCCAGGAGTACTAGTACTAGGAATCATACCGTCATTGTAATAGTAATTGTAATACGTTTGCCAAAGTTGATTGATCTGATTTAGATTATCATCATGAAAAGATATTTCAATGGCATCATACTTGATTTTAGTTTGGATAATTCTTTTTCGATTGTACTGGTTAAGCTGTACTGTCTGGAATGAAAAAGTAGGAAGCTTGATTTCCTTCACCATCAATCCATAGTCAGGAGTCTGCAACGAGCTTGCGCCCAATTGCGAATTGTAGCCATACAAAATACCCTGTTGACTAGGTTGGTTATTAGTGATAGGAGTTATAGGTACGTTTATATTGAAAAACGTATGGAATAGAAACTTGAATTTAGGAGCATTTTGATAAAAGTTTGATCTAAATGTCTTGGATGCATGTTGGTAATCTCTAAGGACTACGGGACCGGGTAGAGTCCCGGTCCCGTTTTGTGCATTATTACCTGAAGGATCTATTGATAAATCCTGATAAAATCCCGACATTGGAAACTTTTATCCTAACGCTTACGCAGAAGTTCCGCCGATGCCTGTTACAGTACCAGTAGAACCGTTTGCGATACGATTGATTGGTGTACCAACGCCAGAACCAAGTGGTGCCTGAATTGCGTTGTCGAAGCGAAGTGAGAGAGTGATTCTTACGACTTCACTTGTTGCATAGTTCAATGTATCGTAGTTTGCGTTTGTTAGATAGCAACCATAAAGTTCCCAAGTTTCAAGAACTACTGGAGCGGAAGTACCGTTACCACCGTCTAGAATTTCAATGTTAGTCTGGAACTTATAGTCCTGACCAGTTGCAGCAGATGCCTGCTCAACGAAGTCGAGTTGCTTTTGAAGTTGTTCACCAACAGCCTGCGAAACACTTCCTGAAGCGTCATCACGAATGTTGATTTGGATTGGATTCCATTTGTGCTTACCTGCAAGATACAGTGTTGAGTTGTAAACTGGAATTGTAACTTCGTCAAACTGAACTTGTGGTCTAGCACAATCGATAACTTGCTTGGTCAAACTGATGCCGCTCGATGAGCTTACGCCAAAGTTCAGGAAATTGACTCTGAATCTGAACTGTAGTTTTGGCATCAACAAGCCCTGATTACCACCAGCGTTATCTGTTGGTACTGTCATGTTGAACAATGATTGTGAGGCTGTTGCCATTTGTATTCTCCTGTTATATGTATTTATCTAATGTGAGGGCCTTTCGACCCTCACATTATTCTTTCTTTATTAGCTGCCAGTGTTGTTACCGATAGTTCCGGTAGCAAGAACACGAACTGGGATATAGATGAACTCAACAGCTTTCACTGGTTCAATTGCAACGTCTACCCAAAGTTCATTGGCATCAATTCGTGCTGGTGTATTGTTAGACAAGTCACATACTACCAAGTAGTCATAGAGACCTCTCTTAGCGACCAGATCGACAAGCAATGATTGAATTACACCAGTGATCTGGCTTCTAGTCAATGAATCATTTGGTTCGAACACGAATGGTCTTGCAGCAAGTGCCAACTGACGGCGCAGATAAGCAACAAGTCTTGCAACGTTGACTCTATCAAGAGCAGAATTGGATTCATAGCTCGTGATGTTACCATAGCACAATAGACCGTTACCAGTGAAGTACACTAGTGGGTTGATGTTGTTTTCGTACAGAGTGTCACGAATGCCCTGGCTAGTCTTGATTGTTACAAAGTTACCAGTTGTAGAATTGATGTAACCAATGTTTGTAGCATTGTTGATCAAACCACGACGAGTACCTGCTGCTGCGAACCAAGGATAAGCAACATTGTCGTTGTACAAGAATGTGCTGAGCATCATGTGTGAAGGAGGAACTGCAACGAGATTACCACTTAGGTCAGTTGTTAGTCCTGATGGATAGAACAGACCAAGATAAGTGTTACGAGTTACAAGACCGTCCATTCCAGTGACTGCTGCACCAGCGGTATTGTTTGCCCAATTCTGAATTGCTGTAGCATCAGCAGGGAGATTCATTGGAGTATCACCAACGATGTAGCCAGTCTGACCACGAGCATCATTGAGATTGATCATCTCAGGCTGAAGCTCTGGGTAGTTAGGGCAAGCAATCAAGTTGAAGAAGTTATCTTCGTCAAGGATTGCGGTGTTAGTGTTGATTGTAGCAGCCAATGCCTTAACAACCATTGCTCTCTGTGCTTGACTTCCCATGTAAGGAGCACCATTTGTCATGTTACCCGATGCAGTTACCCATGCTCCTGTATACTCCGGCAAATTACCGATAGTAGTAGGAGAAGAAGGATTGTAGGCAGGAGCACCAGGGAAGTTAGTGTTATTGAAGTAATTAGCATTATACTGCTTTACATTATAACCAGAGCGTCTAGTGTTCCATAGCAACATACCAACTGGATACAGTGTGTGATTTGGGGCGTCCAAATCAAGATAGTTGCTTGTCAACAATGATTGAATTGACGGAATCGGATCAGTTGCTGGATTGACTGAACCTGAAGTTCCCCAGCGTGCATCTTGGAAGATGATACCTGAAGAATCAACATCATCAGTGTTGTTGATCAACACCCACTGCAAAGTAGCCGGGCTACCAGCATTTTGCCAACGATAGATCATTGGGTAGTTGTTAAGATCACTAGTATCGATCCAAAGATCACCTGGCACCAAAGCCGTTCCATCTGATTGTAATGTTGGTGCAGTTGCACTTACTAGAGGACCGTTAGGATCAGTTGCAGGCGAACCGCTTGGCAGCGGGAAACCGCTGTTGTTATAAGTTACGTTGCGATAACCCTTCCAACCAGTAGTAGTGTTGACCATGATGTCAACCTGATCAACTACTGAGTAGAACCAGTTAGTGCCATTTGAAGGAGCAATAAATGGTGCGCTTACGCTTGACTGCATTGACATTTCTTGCCAATTAGACAACTGAGTTGAATAAGCAATTGCACCAGTACCTGACTTGAAGCTAATTGCAGTTACAACGCCTGCGCTAACTGAATCAACAGTAACTACCAAGTTGTTTGTACCAGTTACACCACCTAGACTTCCACCATTGAAAGTAACAGTGTCACCTACTGCATAACCACTACCACCGCTTACGAATGAAGTTGGATTTACGTAGTAAGTTTGATAGTAGTTTGTTACATTGATGCGTAAACCGGTACCAACGCCAGATGTTGATGAAGCAGTTGGCTGGTAGCCAACAACAGCGAACGGACCTTCCGATACACCCTGAGTTGTTCCTGCAACAAATCCTGCGTCGAGCATCAATCCATTGCTCAAACCAGTGCTTGAACTTACGTCATTTACGACAATTACACCACCTGCGGTGTGAGTAAGTTGAATTGCACCAGTTGATGTGACTGTTGCAGTTGTGTATGGAATGTTTGCAGCAGACCATGCTGTGACAAAATCAGTTGCAGTAGTCAATGTACCAGTGAAAGTATATGGACTTGACAATGAATTTGAGCCAGGAAGTGAAACATATACTGAAGCAGTAAATGAAGTTCCACCGAAAGCAGGTGCTGAGTTGTTACCTGTGATGATAGTTGGACCAGTTGCGATTCTTTCCCAATAGTACACAGGGGCATTTACCCAACCATTTCTTACGTCATGATCATACCAATACTGAGCATAAATGCTGCCAGCTGGAATTGCTTGTCCGCCGGTTGCGTCAAGCTGTGCAATTGCATTCCAGTCGTCCGAAGCATAGCTGACAGACTGTGGTGCCCAAGTAGCAGTAGTGCTGTTCCACTGATTGATGACGGTGTTCAAACCGTTTCCTGCTGAACC